TCGCGTAAGCGGCCCAAACACTTTTCAACCAACGCGCGGATTGGTTAACCGCAAAGAAACGGTTGAAAAGTGATATACTACTTCAGGCATACACTATAAGAACTTGTGACCCAGGTAAAAATCCAAACCCTTGCAAGATGCGAACATCTTACAAGGGTTTGTATATAAAACCCTGGATCTACAAAGTAGATACAGTGTAAGATGCTAAGCATCTCGCCTAGGTATGGACAAGGCATGTCCATGCCCCCGTTCGGCCACCGAACGGTATTCTAATCGATTGTTTACGATTTCTTACGTCTAGTTTGCTTCATAGAAGAAGGTTCTGGTGTTTATCTGTACATAGAGTCCACCATGACTCTAACATATATATAAATTATGTAATAGTTTATGAATCTGACCCAAAAATTCATTCTCTATGCTGCAAATGGGTTATTATACGAGTACATAATCGGTGCACCCGTAAACATACCCAATTGAAAATCTTCAGCAACGGAGATATATCTGTCGATACGATAATGTGATCCAGGAAGATTCTGAGGAACATCAATTGATAAATCATGAGCACCTAGCAAAAATGCAGAATATCTACCAATACGCCGAGCAGGCTCAAAGCGCTGTCCTCTTGTATAATATGGAGTTTCGAATTCAAGGACTGGATTGACATTTGCTATAGTAGCGTGGGACCCTCCCAAACTAGGTCGCTCAGTTTCTTGAATTTCCTTGCGTCTATCGCCTTCTAAAGCACCATCAATCCTATGCGCTGATGCTAGGTGGGCAGAACCAATCAAATTGTGCCTAGATACAGACATCGTAACTGCCCGTGGAGCAAACCCAAGCTGTGCCAAAGAATACTTATGGCGCAATCCACCACGTCTGCATGCAAAAGCAGGGGTTAAGTAATTTAGGAGGGTTTCGGTACAAAAATTGTACTGAGAGAAAAAACCACTTGTATTAAGGGCTGCATCTTCACCTCCAGGTTCCCAACCGCGATAGTATGGAAAATCATGGAGATTAAGACTAACAACACGCACCTGTGTGGAATTACCTGTTTCAGCAGGCCAATACGAGTTAAAGTAATGATAACGCCTCAACATTTCTCGAAAAGACACAATCCTCTCTCCCTGGTAAACAAGATACTGATTATCATCAGAAATGTTTCCACCAGGAGCAAAGGATGCAACTTCTTCAGTACATGTTGGGGAATTAGACTTGTCCTCAGTATTAGCCAATGAAGCATCCGGTGCCACCTCTGATTGATGAGCATAAGGAGCAATTTCTGATTGTTGCTTAAAAACAGATAATGTAGAAAGATTTTTAGTCGTGGGAACTGCTAGAGCAAAATCGTCTCCGGCAGCGACCCAGACTTGAATCTTCACATCAGCTGCTGTAGTTGAAGGAGTTGCTAACTCGTTCACAACATAAACAGAAAGTGATCCATTATCTCCAGCGCCACCACAGAGTACTGGAAAGACATCATCAAAGATGTCAGCGCTTGGAATTCCAGAAATACCAACATTATTAGCCCATGCCCTCACATCAGCCCACTTGACCTCATATTCGAAATCCCTATTTTCAGAGATATCAACAATAGTCGAGTAGGTTTGATTGAAAGGAATAGCACCACCTGGACTAGTAGCAGGATTATAGACGATCCTGATACGGCCACGATGGTATTCAGAACACACCACATTAAACCTAAACTTAATAGAACCCTGCCAGGCATCAAATGGTGAAGCACCAAATGCCAAAGCAGTACTGTGAATTTCAGTAATAGGCGGAGCTGTAACTGATCTACCATAAATGGGAGAAACAATCATAGAAGTCAACATAGTATCAGTGACGGCAGTCTCGGGCCAATCAAATTGCCTAAAATAAGACCATCTCTGACAAATTGAATTGACAGTAAGCTCATCTTCACCACCTAGTCCCATTAAACGCGTATCGATAGACAGCTCATTCTTTGAATCAAGTGATAGCTTGACCAAAGGTTCTGGAGCATCCGCATTTGATAAATTTCCAAGATAACGTGGAACGTATGATCTGGTGTCCTCTAGTACTTGAGGTCTGGAGTATCCAAAAATACGTGCAATATCCCCAACTCTAGTAGATACCATAGAAGTAGCCTTGGCATATGGAGCTAACACAGGAATCATAGAAAGAGCGTCAGCAGCTTTCGCAATTGCAGATGCCGGCTTACTAATCAAACCATCCCGTGTAAATTCATCATTAGATGTCGTGTTATTTGCCTTCATAACGGCCTTCTTATTTCCCTTTCCAGCTTGCTGATCATATGG